TCTTTTTCCAACTCTTTTTGACCTCGCCCAGAAAGCGAGTGCCTGGACGACGACGGACCCCGCCATACTTCATGACCGTCCAGTTCCGGACTGCTTCCGCCGATTGAAGGTATAGCTCCAGATCGACACGATGATGCGCGAGCGGGCTTATTTCCCCACGCGTGAACGTGGGCTTCAGGACGTGAAAGGCCAACGCTTCACCCTCCCAGGCGAACGTCGTGCACGTCTTCGCGGTACTGGCTTTCTGGCGTGCCGTAATCGAGCGCGTTGTTCATGACGGCATTCTGCATGGCCAAATTGAACAGCCGTTCGGCCTTATCCACGTAACCGGCTTTCCCCGTGATCCGCTGAGCTGCAAGCAGGGCAAGGTACTGCCCGAGGCACCGCGCAAACGGAGGAGACCACCACGCCGGGTTCGTTTCCCTTCTGATGTACACTAGAGGCAATGGCCCTCTTGCATCCGTGTGAATGAAGTCCCCGAAGCGCTCGAAGTTGATCGGGCGCCCATTGTGCCGCCCAACTTCGCGTAGAGGCAAAGGACGGACGCAATCAGAAGGAAGCCGGAAGCGCCTGGAATAGCCAAACTTCGGAGGCTCCGAATGCTCTGCAAGCCATTCCTGTGCTTTTGCAAAGGCCCATGGCTGAGAGTAAAGCAGTTCAGCCCTGGCCGGGCCGAAGTTTGTGCGCATGAACGACCCGAGCGTGCCGTGGTCATCGAGGGATGTGAGTTCCCCTTCATCGAGTGTTGTCGCCGCCATGTTGGCAACGTCAACCTCAGTCAGTGGTGCAGTCGTATTCGTCATTCGTGGGCTCCAGAAACAATTAAACCCGCCGCCGCACTGCGCAAATCAACGCCCTTGCCAAGCCTCTCGGCCGTCAAAAGAGGCGAAAGGCAAGGGGGGCGCAGCGGTGCACTCGGCGGCGGGTTGCATGCCGCCACGGGTCGCGCGGGAAGGAGCGCGGGAGCCGCAGCGGAAATCAGAACAGTGGGCTGGCTTGCCTCAGCTTGCGTTCGATCTGGTCAACGCGGTACTTCAGCAACGGGAAGGAACGCATCAGAGGCTCATGCTCCTCAGCGATAATCCGCTCAAGGCGCAACAAGCTCTGATGTGTGGTCGCGGACTGCGCTTGATACCACCAGTTCGCAGCAGTGACGAAAGCTGTCGCAAGGGTAATCGTGACGGCGACCGCTGTTGAGACTTCCCGGATGGGGAAAGGTCTCGCCTTCGTGCTAAGCTCTTGAGCAATGGCCCGGAGATCGGCGCGCATCTCATTGCGAATGTCCTGGACCAATTGCGTTACGTCTTTCAGCCCCTTCTCGATCAGCTCAACACGTGTCTCGATAGTGGGCTTGTGGCTCATCTCTGTCCTTGTGCCCATATCTGACACCGGATGTAGCTCGCCCGCAGAGTATCATACTGACCACTCAGGGATCGGTACGCTCGTGCGCTTTCCGCAGCATCATAAGCCTTCTCTTGAAGACGCTGGCGAGCCGGTGGCTTGGTCTTGCACTCGTCTGGAACGGGGTCGTCGGGCTTGACGGTCGTGGCCCACGCCTGCATCTTTTCAAAGTCTGCGTCTGATGTCGTCTGAACGCACGCCGATAGCAGGACGGCAAGCGCCAGAACAGCGTACTTCATCTATTCAGTTCCCTCACAACGGTTTCTGACCAACACGCTTTTGCTGACGCCTTACTCTCCGTCAGGGCCTTTTCCAGATCCCCGGCGTATTTCTTCCACTCGTCGTATGTTCGTTCCCAAAGCTGGCGTTCTTTTTCGAGCTTGGTATGGAGGCGATACGCCAAATCGCGCTGGGCTTTTCTGGCCTCTTCCTTGGCCTCTATTGCTTGAGTGCGGCAATGGTCTTCCGCGAGCGCATAACCGCGGTCAAAATTGACCCCAAGCTGATAGTAGTGATACCCCACAGCGCTACCAATCAGACCGACCAGGAGCGCAATGGTCGTCCAGTTCAGGAAACCGAACACGCCAAAATACTTGAAGATGCGAGAGCGGCCGAACGCCCAGAACGCGCCGAAGATCTCGCGGAAAATCTCGATCATGCCGGCTGCTCCTGTTTCTGCTGAGCCTCGGCCTTCTTGTCGAACTCGCCCTCGACCCGTCCGTTCTTGACCTTCCGGATCTCCCAGAGGAGCGCCAGAACCATGATGAGCAGAAAGATCCAAGCGTAATCCCATACGGACCCGAAAAGGGTCTGAAGGGTCACGAGTGTTGGCAAGAACTCGGAAAGTCGCCCGAAGAGCGTCTGGAGCATTCCATAAAAGCTCAATCCGCCGACGCCGATCTTGGTCACGGTCTCCAGACGTTCGGCTCCGGTGAAGACTTCGGACTTCTCCTCGCGAAGCCGCTGCTCGACCTCTTCCCATGTCTCGTCAGGTTTGGGCGGCTCCGGAGCCTTGGTGACGACCACCGGATCAGGAACCTTGTCGATCACGGGCAGAGGCGGACGGTACGGGCACGGAACCCCGATCGGCCAGAAGTACCCGAGGAGCTTCCCGCGGTCCTGCCGGCTGATATTGACGACCTCGCTTTTCTTTGACTTGGGGTCGTATTGATTGCCGCTAAGGACGTAAATACTTGTGGCGTCCTCGCGAGTATAGAAACCGACATGGCCTTGCCAGCTCTTCGGATGGACACGCCAGAACACGGCGATGCAGCCCGGAACAGGCTTTTCTAACCGCTGTCCCCAATTGAGGTACGAGCGGGCTGTAGCCTTGCCAGTCGGGATCTGTCCGGATCTGGCAAGCATGGCGCCGACAAATGCCGCACACCACGCGTCCTCATCGGTCCACTGGCCAGGTATTCTCGCGTCCCGGAAATAGGCGACGATCTTCGGGTTGACGCCCTTCCCTGGAACCTCTCTCACCCCGACTTCGTGGCGGGCCAGTTCCAGCCACGGAGGGTCAATCTGGATCGTCACCCATTACCTCATTTCTTGTTCTTGCCCTTCGCGGCTTTCGCTTTCAGCGTGTCCGCGTGAGAAGAAACCTTTGGCTTGTTGGTGGTCTGCTGAGTGACAACCGGCGCGTCCTTCGGAGCCATGGCCGCCTCAACAGCCTCCATGACCTTCTCCTTGAGAGCACGCTTCTCGTCGCGTTCCTTGCGCCTATTTTCCAGATATCGCCTATTAAGCTCGTAGACGGACAGGCCGCTGTGGCTGAGTTTTCTGACCTGCTTCTTCTCTTCTGTCATGATGTCCTCAAACGAAAACCATCCCCGGAACACTGCGGAAATAGAGAACCGGGGATGGCCGAACGGTTAGCCGTTCAGGGTCAGGATTGCCGCCATGGCGAACATCTTCCGCTCTGGATAGACGCGGTTCCAGTTCGCACCATTGGCAAGCTCGGCGTTCGTCGGGAACTCACCAACTACGGCGGCATCGGTCCAGTCGAACCCATACGGGTGCAACGCGAACTGACGCCGGGTCCAGAGTTCCTGGACGCCCGAGCCCTTCGCAGCAGAAGGCTTGCTGTCTACCTCGACAGGCTCAGCCGGCGGGCTCTCACCCCATCCCAGAACGCCCTCACCAAGCAGGTAAGACGTATACGTGACATCGCCCGTTCCTTCATCAACAGACACGGGCACCGTATCCGTCTGGAGAACCTGATAGCCGAGGTAAGTCGGGATGTTCACTTCACCCCGAGAGTTCGGAATGAACTCGATCAGGTTCTGCTTCTGGAGATTGGTGTAGATGCGAGAATGAATGATGAGGAGCTTTAGGGCGCCGCTCTCATCACCCATCGTCTGCTTGCCTTCCAGAATGGCGTCAGCAGACATCTTCGCAGCCTCGCCGGCCTCACCGGTAAGGTCCAGGACCATATCGCCGCCGTCGTTGGCGATGTTGTCGTTGAACACACCCGTGAGCGTCGAGACGACGATGCGGTTGAACTGACGAGCCCAATACGCTCCGACGCGCGAGGCGATCGCCATCTGCGGGTCGCTGCCGGCAAGCTCAGCCACGAGACGGGCACTCGACCAGCCGCGGGTACGGAACTGGCGGATTGCCCTAGTCTTGCCTGACGTGATCTTACCGGGCGTTGCGTGATCGTCCGGATCGTCGTTCGCAACGTCGCTCTCAGTGTCATCGAGATCGTTCCAGTGCGGAACCTGGAAAGTCGATCCACCGCCAGCGAGCTTCGACACAAAGTCCGGGTCCATGCGAATAGCGCCGCTCTCGAAAATGGGCGCCTTCTGCATGGTCTCCTTCAGCATGTACGCGGAGAAAACTTCCGGCACGATTGCGTCGGAAAGACGAGTAACCATTTACAACTTTTCTCCTGAAAACAGGAGACGCTTATCGCTTTGAGCGCTTCTCTTCCTGCTGTCTCAGGAAATACGCCCACATCGCTTGATCCTCTGGGGGGAGCGCGCGGATAAGCATCTCTGCGCGATCCGGGTCTGACTTGATGAGTTCGCCTTGCTCTTTTGCGGTCCCTTTCTCTTTCGGATCGAACGGGTTCCGACCGCTATTGCGCTCACCATAGAGATCGTCTTCCGCAAACATGCCGGAGCCGACCTTCGCCATCGCCTCGAAGAACTTGGCGTTAGCGACGGTGGGCTTTCCGTTCACGGCGCGGATCACACCCATCTCCGCAAGGCTGTCGCCAAGCCCAAGCTGCCGAATTGCGCGTTGGGCAAGGTCGAAGTTTCTCTGGAAAATGGGCGAGTTCGTCTCTCCCCAGGACTGCTTCAACTGGCGCTCGGCAGTGTTCACAAGCTCAGCCGTCTGCTCGGCAAACTTCTGCTGCTGAGACGTAATCGACTGCTTTGCGAACTCGAGAAACCAGTCGTGTACACCAGAAGCCTGCTCAGGTGAGAGCTTCAGCTTATGAGCGCCCTGCTTGAAGGCGTCGGCAAAAGCCTCGTTGTAGCCAAGCTTCTCAGCGTCCTGTGGTTTGTTGAACACGTAGTCACCCAGCCGGTATTCCTGCTGAGTGTTGGGGCCTCGTGCGGAGAACTGCTTTTCAAGGTCGCGGTAGCTCTTCAGGCTATCGCTGAAGGACTTCCAGCCCTTCTGCTTGAACAGCGCTCGGTCCTCTTCAGAGAGCCCGGCGAGTGGATCGCTTCCAGGACCAGCCCCGTTATCGGCACCAGACCCGCCACTACCGACGCGAAGCTTGTCCGGCTGATTGCCAGCGTTCTCAGAACCGTTTCCGGTCTTCTGGGAGTTGTCGCCCTTGTCCTGTTGACCAGTTCCGGACGGCTCACCACCGGAAGCGTTCTGCGCGAGTTCAATCGGCATTAGCGAATAAATTCCCTTGTTTCAGAGTGATTGACGGCCTCCACCCTGGCAGCACGTTCGAGCGCGGCCACGTCCTCGTCGGACAGGGAAAGGAAACCGAAGATGTGACCATAGAGAGCACGCATACCCTCGGCGTACCGAAGATGGTCACTGCTCACTTCGGGGCCGAAATACTTATTGAAGCCGGACCTGTGCAGGAGATCCGCAAGGACAATTTCCTTGTCCTCGCTGCTCGCACTAAGACCTGGCTGGAAAACGGCGCGGTAGGCTTGAGTTAGCCGCGCCTGTCTCCGCATGTCGCCGGACTTGTCCCGGCCGAGAACGGTGTGCAGTGATCGCCAGCCCATCACAGTCCCATTTGCTGAATGTTGACCAGCGCTTCGCTGCTCTGCTTACCGGCCGACGAAGCGTCCTTGGCAATAGCCGCAGCCTGAGCGAATGCCTGCTGATTGCTGCGAACCTGACGGATCTGCTGGACGGCTTCGAACGGACGCAGGAAGTCAATGGGCATGCCAAGACGTTCACCAAGCCCGCGGGCCATCCGGTCCTCATCGAAGTTGTCAACCACTTCAGGCTTGATCTGGGCCAGAGGCGCCATGACCTGAAGCGTGCGGATCGTTCCCTCGACCTCCTTCGTTTGACGCAGCCTGCTCAGCGGCCCGGTGAATTGCGGCCCGATCTCCAGACCCTGAAGCCTCGTCGGCGGGACAAACGCACTGCCGGGAGCGTACAGGCCCCGACGAGCAAGAATGTCCAGCTCGCGGTCAACCAGATGCGAAAGCCCTTGCTGGATGCGTGATCCTGCCGGACCTAGCAGCTCGCCTTTTTCATTGGCGCGGATCAGAGCCTCTGTCGCCGTCATCTGAGGGTTCTGAACCAGGAGAGCGAACAGGTTGATGTACATGCTCTCCTTGACCTGATTGCGCTTGGCCTCCAGAACCAGAGTGGCGAAGTCGAGCCTTTGCCCGGTGAACATCGGCTTCACGAGTTCCTGGCCGGTGGGGCTCATTCCGCCGTAGTTGATGGCGCCGGGGTTCGAGTTCGGCCGGTTCATGACGCCGGCATTGGCGACCAGAAGTGGCGGGTCGATCGCCTGCTGCGAAGCCGTCAACTCGTTCTTCGCCATCAGGTTCAGCGACTGGATATCCGCAAGGCACTTCATGACTGGCCCTTCGCCGTAGATCCGG